GTTACATTGGGTAGGTATCGGGACGGGGTTAGATAGATAAAGCCTTTCTTGTGTATTGAATAAAATAACTAATACTTAACTTATTCAATCTTTCTATATCAACCACTATTTTATTGTCATCTTTTTCTAATATTGCTTTATTTCTGTTACAATCATAATACATTGTAACACCTAGAATTTTTGCTTCTTCGATAAACTTTAAAAATTTGTTCACTGTCATGTTATGTACCTGTGCACCACCTTTGTGGGCTTCCTTTCTTTACAATATAAGTATATCATAATTTGATGTACTTGTAAAGTGTTTTGTTTAAATATTTAAAATTCGTAACATATCATAACATAAGTTTTTGATTTGTTGATTTTCAAAATATAAGTATCCATTTTGAAATGCGTTTATAATGTTACCCAACCAATACGACTTTTTAGCGTTTCTTATTAACATCATGTTAGGTTTAAAATCTTTTGTTGTCACTGCAAACATGAAACTTGTGTCGGGGTCATATTTATAAGACGCGTATATTTTGCCTTCTTTGAAGTCAAACCAAAAACCAATATATTTTCCATTGAAGAATACCGCACATTGAAAGCGTGAATTTTGTGTTCTTTCCTCTATAAAATATTCATTGTCATTTACAAAGTCGTTTTCTATTGCATAGTTTCCGTAATCTGTACCGTCGATAATTTGACCGAACTTTGTTTTCTTCTTTTCTTCAATAAACTTTTCATCTTTCCATATCTCAACCGCAATATGTCCGTACTTGTTGAAACGTTTGGTCAAGTCAGGTTGTATGTTCCAATATAAGAAATAAGGATTGACAATACTTATTGCATTACCCATGAATATAACACGCACATTGTCACGTTTACGTGCGATTGTTTCGTACATTTCAAGAAACGCTGTTACTTCATTGGGTAAGTATCGAATTGCTCCCTTGTCGATAATAAATTCATCAAACCCTATCAAGTCAACTAAAGGGAAAGACGTACTTTTCAATGTCATAGCGGTAGACAACGCAACCGCATAACCACACACTTTACCATCACAATAGAATGTATTTCCTTTGACCTTGAATTCATGGTTAGGGAATTCGTCATTAGCTATAATATCATTGAAAAACGTTTGTATCGTTTTCAACTCGCTTTTATAACGTCGTAAATAAATGAATTGACTACCTCGTTTAATGAAGCGTTTTATTCCTCGTTTCTTAAAGTCGTATGTCTTACCTCCACCACGGTTTGAAATAATGAAATTAAATAATGCGTTTAACGTCAATAGTCTATCTGCACTATACCACATAAATTTTACCTCCTTTTAATAAATCACATAAGAAGATAAAGAAATTTATCTTCTTAAATTATTCATTAAAGCATTTCATTAACACGTTTTTGCACTGCGTTATAATCATAACCCGCTTGTGTTAGACGGTTTTTTCTGTCTTGACCGTTACCCCACTTACCTTGTATAACTTCCTTTGCTAATGTGTCAATACTCTTTGTTTTAACTCCTAGTTTTTCATTGATTTTGTTTTGTACGGCGGTAGCGTCATATCCCGCTTGTGTTAATCTGCTTACGCGTTCCGCACCGTTGCCCCATAGTCCTTTGATAACTTCATTTGCTAGTTCTTCAACGGTTTTCTTTGTTGGTTCTGTAATTGAACCGCTTTTGTAACCATTGAAACCACGTTCTTTTAATAGTGTGGGGTAGTCATAATATAACACGTTACGGTCAAAACGTTTACCGCTTAATGAATACATACTTGTGAATTGGTGCAAATGGTAAGCATTTGACTTGTCACTTTGTAACGTTCCGTTATTAGTACCCCAATTTGCACACCATAAATCAAAACGACCTTTTGAAACAATCTCTTTTAATTGATTTTTTAACCAACTTTCACTTGCATAGATACCAACGTAATAACCCTGTTTTTCCATGTGTAAACAGAATGTTTCACAAATAGCACTTAATGTGTGATTGCTTGGCATACCGTGTTTTTTCTTGTAACCGTCTGCGTCCTCCATATCGTAATAGATAGGCATATCGAATTGTTTACCTTTTAACCATTCGCAACATTGCTTTGCTTCTGCTAACGCTCCCGCAGTATCTAAAGCATAACCGTACAAGTAAGCACCGACGTGCAAACCTACTGCCTTTGCCTGTTTGTAATATTCTTCAAAACGGGTATCTTTCTGTGAACTTGCCGAACCATAACCGCAACGCAAGATAACGAAATCGTTACCCGCGTCTTTAATTGCTTGGAAGTCTAAACCTCCGTTATGTGTACTTAAATCTAAACCGTATTTTTTCATTTTATAGTCCTCCTGTTAATGCTTTGCATAACCATAATGTTATTAGTGCTTTACCGCTTCCGCTTGGCGGTTGGGGTGGAATAACTCCCCCCATATAATCATACCATGTTAAAGCGTCCGCTTTTCTTTTCTCAATGTGATTTGTTTCGGGGTCATAACTTGGTCGTTCATAACCAACCATGAACATAAGCGCTAGTTTGTCGGGTGTCCAATTCATAGCATTTGTTTTGAACTGTTCCCCTGTGATACCTACCATATCATCAGTTACCCCGCTCGGTTTGTATGGGTCAATAAATGCTTGTGTGGTGTACCACTCATTTACGCTTGAAACTTTCTGCAACTCTGCGTCAATCACTTGTAGTTGCACGTCCCCGCTTGTGTACGGGGAAAGTCCCAACGTATTACAATGGCTTATCAATACACTTTGTGGTGTCCATTGAACCAAACCATAACCGCCACCTCCTCCCGCTTCTACACGTTCGGGGTTGATTGAACTTTCGTTTTGCATATTTCCTAAAATGCCTGCGATCGTCATATCATGATAACCCATAGAACGATACGTATTGATAACTATATTTGCGTTGTTTTCCATTTCCGTTTGGGTTAGTCCGCCCGCTCTACTTATCCATGTAGCCATTTCTTTAACTTCCTGTGTTTTCGGTGTCGTTATCGTTTCGCAACTGTTCCAATGCGTCAAGTAAACGCTTTGGAACAGGCAAACCAATACGACCGCAATTTTCGACAATACTTAAGCCCTCATTTGCTATATAGAACATAGCAATCACATTTCTAAATATCCACGTATCTCCTGTTACCAATCTGTCAAGAAACACACCCAAAATAATTAATAATAGAATTGTTCCTTTTTTAACTAACCCAACCGATCCCGTTTCACTGTTCCATTCTTTTGTAATATAAGAAGCGCACATTCCTGTGATATAATCTAAAATCATGAATACTGCAAGTGTAATAAGTGCAATATCCCAACCACCGAGAAGATACGTGACGATACCGCCACATACTCCTACGATTGTATCAAACATTGTTTTCTTTTCCATATAAACCCCTCCTATGGGTTCCAAGGGGTAACGTCCCCGTAATAACCAACCATACACATTTGACCGTTTAGCGCCTGTATTTCTACATTTGTTCCTTTAGGTGTTTTGGTTGCCCCAATACTACAACCCCCCGTTCCTATAACATCACTTGTTTTGGGCATTTCTAACGCTAAAATGCAATTATTTAGGAACGTTATCTTCATGACAGGTCCTTTTACCTGTGCGCCTCCAAATGTTGGAGGTGTAATTGTTAAACGTCCGGATTGTGCTCTTATAATTTCACTATAAAACGTTGTGTTTAAATCAATATCAGTTTGTTCATTATATGCCCACGCATTTTCAATCACTAAACCGTCTTGCAACGCCCAATTATGAAATAATTTACCATTAGTACCTAGAATATGCACATCCCTTGAAATAGTTGAACCAATGAATACAAATTGTTGTGTTGCGTCTGTTTCATCAAACATAATGTTCTTAAAATATAGATTATAATTTGCTAGAGTATCACTATTAATAACGATACAATTAGTAGATGGGTAGTTATGAATATTGATATTTTTAAGTTCTGTTATTTCATAACCCCCACCCCAATCATGAAATTGACCACAAGTTGTTTTGATGTTGTCAAGCAATATGTTCGATACTTCCATATGATAATTTTTAGTCTTTAAAATATCAAAAACTAAACCATAATCACAATTTGTTATTGAAATATTGTTAATCTTTACACCTAAACGATTATTGACTACAAGTGACGGTGCTACAATAATACCTTGCACATTATCGTGAATATTAATGTTTTCAATTAGAATATTGTCAACAATATTGTCGCGCCACGGTTCAATGTCAATCGCGCTTTCAGGTGGTGTTCCTTTGGTGTTTTTAATTTCACAATTTTGAATAACACAATTATCTACACCACATATTGAAATACCTTGTCTACGATTAGCGTCAAAAGTACAGTTTTTAACTGTTACATTTTGTGCGGTTGTATCAATGATGATACCGTCACCATAACAATTTTGATACACACAATTTTTAATTGTAATGTTTTGACCTGTGATTGTGTGACCATAACCCCATTCGCCAACGTTTATCACAAGTTCTTTTGTTCCGTCAAACGTGATACCCTCAACATTTACGTTTTTACTTCCTAAAAATAACATAGTATAACGCCCTTTTTCTTCTGTAACCGAACCGATACCTTTTAATACTGTGGCATTTCCGTAAAATTTCATGTTGTCGTGCGCACTTAAACTTTGAGGGTACAACAACTCAATGAAATATATACCTTCATTAAAATAAATATCGTCACTTTCATCAATTATTTGTTGTATTAATTCACGATTGTTTTCATTTACATTTGATTTTAGACCGTATTGTAAAACGTTGTTTTTTCTGTAATTGATACGTTTAGCATATAAACCATTTGAAAGTGTTACATAATATGATGTAGGTTGTGCTTCTGTAATGATAAAATCATTTGCGCCCTTATCACCAATCTCATAATATCCTAAACAATAGCATTTGTCATTTACTTTTAAATTTGTATCATTTATCATATCTTCAACGACATTATAATAATAATTTGAAAGAAGTATTTCTTTTATAATTCTTTCTAGCGTCCCGTCGTTCAACCATTCTTGCATTTGTTCTTTTGCATATGTTTCAAGTTGTGTATCAACCCATGTTAATAAATTTTGAAATGCGTCTTGCAATTCATTTTGTGTTTTAATAACTTCATTCAATTTTACTTGTAATTTACAAAGCACTTCATAATAACTTAAACTTTCATCATACACTAAAGGCAATACATGTTGACAGTAGAATTTGAAAGGTGTTATTTTATTGTTTTCCCAATTATTCATATATTTTTCCTCCTACCATATTAGCATAAACAAGTCGCTTATTTCTTCAATAATCATCATGTCTATACTTTTAAATTTTTCTATAAATTCATCAATGCCACTGCTTACTGTAACACCTACTAACCCGCTACGCTTACGAATATAGTTTTCTATATTGTTTACGTTCTGCGTTTCGGTGCTTGTTCCGTTTCCTGTTTCGTTTGTTTCACTTGTTCCGTCGCTTTTATCTTCATTAAGTGATGTTGCATAATCACGACCGCTTAAACGTCCTTGGGGTGTATCACTGTAAATGCTTTGTGATGTTGAACCGCTTGTCCCTGTTCCTTTTCGTGTGCTTGAACTTTGCGCGTCGCTCTTTGAATTGCCCTGTGTTTCACGTGTGAAGTTTTCCACCTCACTGTTATTGCTTAACGGGTCAAGTTTGTATATCTCGCTTTCATACATTTTATTGTACTTTGGCATGATTAAATTCAAACGTGCGTTCAATTTCTGTTTCCATAACTGAACTGTTTCAAGTCCTATTTCACGCGTATAATAGTGATTAAGAATATTGTGTTCAAGTGTAGGCAAGTAAGAAGCGTCATAAATAGGGAAAGAGAAGTTGAACACGTCCGCGCGTGATTGTTCTATAATCTCGTCAACGCTCATTCCTGTAATGTCAATACCTTTGTTCTGTAAAGTGCTTTCACATATGAAGCGTACTTGTGTAGTGTATTTACTCATTAGGTTGTTCACTTCCTCCCTCGTCGGTTGAACCCTCCAACGTTTCACGTGAAACATTATATTGTTCTTCCTCTGCTTCTTTTTCTTCATAAATCTTTTCATTTGTGGTTCTAAATGTGACCCACACTTTTTTATCTTGCAATTCTTCCGCGAACATTTCATTGATTTGTTTACACGCTTGACGACGTGCATTAAGCATGATATATCTTGACGCTTCAACCTGTCCGTTGTTTGCGGTCACTTCATTTTCAACAAGTCTTTCTTTCTTGTCTGTGTTCGCATTGTCAATACCTAGAAATGTCATTGCTTCATTCCATACCATATTTTTATGAATATCCATTTTATCAATGTTATATGGACTTTGCGCGTTGATTACTTCTATACTATTTATGTCAAGATTCTTGTCGCCAAATATGAAGGGTTCGTTCCCGTCCCACTGCATCATTATATTTTTGAATGTCAAACGTTGGCTTTCGGGGCATTTGAAAATGGTTGTAAATTTCTGTGACTTCATATTTACCATAATAGTTTGTTCTACTTCGTACAAACGTTTTGCGAATAGTTCAATAGTTAATGTAGTGGGTTGCCTTAAATAGTTATTGAAAATCAACACGCTATCATCAATAGTCAACTGTTGTTGAAAACCGTTTGTTGCATAAGCAGTTCTATATAAAGGAACACGGTAAACATTCAAACGTCCGTCAATTCTACTATTCAATGCCATAAGTTGCCCATTGTCTTTGTTCTTGAAAAATACTGCATAACCATACTCAAACAAGCACAATTCAAGAAAACGTTCATCAACTGTTGAGGGTAGGTTATGCCATTCAAACATATTGATAGCGTATTCTTTCAAACGTGTATAATAATCAATGAATACCGCTTGATTTGAATAAGCCGACCACCAATCATTATGTTTTCCATTAAAACACATACTGTTATCATGGTTGACTACTTTATAAGGGTTTGCCATAGTGAACCTCCTTTCTATATTTCATTATTTGGTAGTGCATAATTGCCTACGTCTGCATTGTGCCACAATGTAATGCCTTTATTGAACATTTGCTTGATACTGTTCAAGTCGTCTTGTGGCATATTTCCTACAATCGTACAATCAACGGTTTTAATATAATTCCATGATTGGCGCGTGTGTAGATTTGGTATCTTAACACGGTTCACTTTGTACCCGAACATTTTAAAGTAGTCGTTCAGTGTGTCCCTGTATTCGTCTGTAAGTGTGTACTTGATAACTCGAATACCTGTATAACGGTTTGCAAAATCAAAATTATAATTGTTTCCTTGATTTCTCATGTTTGACGGGTGGTTGTCAATGTCTTTCATTTTTGCATTAAGTTGCAGTATTTCTGTGATACCGCCAACACCCGAACCAACCGCGCCCGCAACATTTCCGACCGCTAGATTACCGACCGTACCAACTACGGAACTAACCGCGTTTACCGCTGCACCTGTCATAAGCGTGTTTTGATTACCTTGTAAATAAGCCGCCGTATAATCATCAATAATTGCCATGCTTGAAACGTTGTTATTTATGATACCGCCTAAAAGGTTTGTTTTATCCTTATAGTTAACAACCTCATAAGCACTTTTGCATTGTGGTGCGATAGAACCGCGTACCGAAAATTTAAGGTCTTGCCCTGTTATATATTCGTTCTTAATATCAAACTCATTACCTTGCATATCTGTAACCTTTGTGTAAGAATAAGGAAACATAAGAAGTTTACTTTCTGCGTAAGTTGGGAAGTCTGTGTATTTATTACCACAATCAATTGAACCCGTTGTGAACGCTCCCCCATTGATGTAAATAATTGAACCCGTCAAGCCTAAATCATCACGGGCATTGTAAACACTTACGTGTTCAATATTTGTGATGTTTGCGTTTTCGTTATCAACTGTCACATTCAAGGGTACAAAATCAAGCAATGTCAATGATACAACTTTACCGACAAAAGCAGTGTCTTGATTAAGTTTGTCGTAGAACTCTGCCCAACTCATGAGTGATAAACCTTTACAAGTCCATTCACGATAACCACTTAAAGAAATAGGGAATAAGTAGTTGAAGAACCCTTGCGGTACGTTTCCAATGTTTTCGGGAAATGGTCGTAAAAGTCCATCGGGCAACTTATGCAAGTAATCTTTTGCGGTTACAAGAATAAAAACTGTGTCCCCGTAATTTTTATATGATGTATCACTTACAATCTTGTATTCATTACCATAGTTCAAACCCTCTTCAATAGTATTGATTACAGGTACACCGTCAACGTATCGCGTTGTGTGTTCTCTTTCAACAAATGATTGTTTGAACTGTATTTGACCTAACCACGTTTGGAACGGGTCAATTTGATAAAATACCCATGCGGTATTAGGGTTCACGTATTGTATATCAGTGATATACGCATAAAACCATTTGTTAGCATAATTACTATTTTGAAACATCAAATAATTACAATTATATAATAGTTCCGCATTTATTGGTACTGCAATGTAATTTCTTTCCTTGCGTTGGTAAGTGAACTCATTGAATGTACGCGCCACCTTGCCACTAAAGTATGACGTTTGAGCGGTTACACTATCGAACCATAATTGATTGGTTTCATTTAAAGAGAGGGGTACGTTCGATAACAAACGTACCACCGTTTCGGGTTGAAAATTCATTAAGCGCTAACTGTAATAGTGGCAGTGTCTTTTTTGCTTGTATCAAATATAGACGTTGCGGTAACTGTTAAAGTTGTATTTGCTTCATCACTTGCGATTGTTAATAAACCGTTGCTTGTGATTGTGCTTGTAACTGCTTCTGTTCCTGTCACTTCCCATGAAACTGTTTCGGGTGCCATTCCTGTTGCAACCACTGTTGCGGTCAAATGTACATTTTGACCTTTTGAAGCGGTAGCAGTCTTTGGTGATAATGTCACGCTAGTAACTGCGGGTGTTTCAGTTGTAAAGGCGATTGCGTTTGCAAACTGTGACGTTGACAATACTTGCCAATGGTGGAAGAAATAGTTCCAATAAAGACCTTGTGCATTATACTGTTCTGTGAAGTTAAAGAACGTATCATATACCATGAACCATTGTTTATCAACCATTAAGGCTTGCACGTTTTCAAGTCCTCCAAAATCATCAACAATTACAACACGACCCAAGAAGTCCGCATATTCAAGATTAAATGCACGTGCTAAACTTTCCACGTCCATAAGTGCCTCGGCTTCGGGTGTCATAAAAATAATAATATCTTCCATTGGTGTAAAAGTGTGTACCCCTTGTGCATTGTACTTATTAGACATGAAACCAATTGTTTTAGCCATAGCACGCAATTTAACTGTGAAAGACTTTGCGCTTGCTTCGTCTGTAATAGCGGTTACGGTAACAGGATAGAAAAGACCTTTGCTTCCATAGTCCATCATTAAATGTTTCATCAATAAGAATTCATCATAATTATCGCCACTATATAAACTGTCAACGATACGTCCGATTAAATCTTCAATACCTCTATATGATAAGAACGCGGTTCTTAATTGGTCATTAGAAATAGTGACCTTGTAAAAGTCCTGTCTATTCATACGGTGGAAGATTGTTTTCACGTCGGGAATAACTCTTTTGAATACTTCTGTTTCTGCCACTTCGGGGTCATAACTTTGTGCTTTTGCAATCTCAACGAAAATTTCTTCAATATCCTTACCGAATTCTAACATACCTTTTTTGAATTCTCTTAATGGGTTTTCATACAAACGTGATTGAATGATAACCATACCGATACGGTTAATTAAAGCATTAAGAAATTCGTTTCTTGTAGGCTCGTAATTTGTGATTGCGTTACCTACCTCCGCAATGTTGTTTTGTGTAGCAATAGGAACACGGTTTTGATAATCACTTGTCGCGTTCGCGCGAATAGTGTTCAAAATCATTTCGGGTGTTGCGCTTTTGCTCATTCCTTTAACTGCCATATTCTAGCCTCCTTGTCTTTCGTCGAATAAATCGTCATAAGAAAGTTCCTCTAAGTCACTGTCTTTTTCAATATCTTCGTTTTCGTCCTCTTTCTTATCTTCTGCAGTTACACGCATAAATAAGTCCAAGTTCTTTTGCTCCAATTTTTTATACTTGTCGTTGAGCGCTTCAAGTTCTGTTTTGTTTGCGTCGTAACTGTCACGTGTCAATCTGTAATTGTCACGTAATGACTGTAACGCTTCGGTCATACTTCCTACGTCCCCGTTTGCGTTTGAAACCTGTATCAATAACGCTTCGTGTTCGTCGTAGGTCATGGGTTCTTTTCTTTCTTCGTCCATGTGTTTACCTCCTATTTATTGTATATTTCCACATCTTCATTATATCATTTATATGTGTATTTTGATATATAAAAATATTTGAAGAAAATACAAAAAAAGTATTGACTAATATGCACAGGTATGTTATTATAATGGTGTACCAAGGGTACGGAAGAGGTAACCCCTCACAGAAAGGAGCAGAACAATATGCGTAAATTTATTACTAAAGCAGTAAAAAGCACGACGATTTCATCACAGGAAATCACAATCAAGGACGGGAACGTTACAAGTGTACCGTTAGCCGACTTCACAGTTCTAGGCGATTATGATATTGACAGAGCCGACCGAGTAGCCAAAAAACATTATAAAGGGAAAAACGTGGTCGTAACTGCGGTTGAAGTCACTAAAAAAATCTATCGTATGGAAACTGAAAAGTTCCTTGAAATTGCGGAAGAAGTAGAAGAAACAAAAAAAGATATGGAGGAAAATAACTAATGAAAAACAAAATGAATGAAGCAGTAGCAAACGAATTGACAGTGCGAGAAAATGCACAACATGAAATGAGCGTTCAAGAACAGTTCGGGAACGCAAAACAAGAGGTGTTCACTTCTATTGTGGACGACGGAACACTTGAAAGCAAAGCACTTGTATTCAATGCAATGAATGACACAGATTATGCACTACGTGATTATGTAGGAAAAGTTATTGAAATCACTAATTTTGTAGCACACAAAATCACACTTGAAGATGAACGTACAGGCGAAATTACACACGCAACGCGTTGTGTGTTCATTGATAAGGACTGTAAAACTTACGGGACTGTATCAAGCGGTATCAATCAATCAATGGTTAAATTGTTCGGTACGGTAGGCTTCCCCGCAACTTGGGAAAACCCATTGCCTATTAAGGTTATGGAAAAAACAGGTCGTAAAGGTTTCCGCTTCTTAACAATAGGACTTGCGTTATAACCTACTAAAGCAAAATAAGGAGGTGCAAGGGAGGTTTGACCTCCCTTTCTTTTATGAAAACAAGAAACGGTATCTATTATAATTTACAAGAAAGTGAATATCATATCACAATCGAGGGCATAACTTATTGGTTCAGTTCTAACCTGTATCTTACAAAATTTATTGAACGATACCTTGACGAACGCAACATTTTAAACTATGCGCAATCAAGACGTTTCAAAACAGGACTTGACCTTTCAATACTATCAGACTTGAAAACTTATGCTACAATCGAGAAACGCGGTTTCTTGGTTGAGATTAAAGGAGTGCATTATGTATGCCTAAAAGACATAAATTTACGATTAGAAACAAGGACGTTGAACGACTAAAGAAATTACATACTTCCGCACGTCGTAAAGAAAGACGTTTAAGCAACTTGTTTGATGTTGATGTAGACATTGAAATAAAACCGATTACCGCTTTTGGTAGTCGTCAAGAATTCAATAAATATGTTTCACAGTTGGAAACATTCACAGACTATTCAAACTTTCGATATGTAAAGAATGAACACGGTCTTGTTGTTCCACGTGAAACATACAACAAAATCAAACAGGAAGTTGCACAAGTCAACAGAGAAAACAAAAAACGTTTAAAACAGATAGAGAAAAAACAATTCAAGTCAAGAGGTAAAGACACAGACGAAAAAGTACGTGATCGTAAACTTATGGGCGATACACGTTATAATGAATTCAAACCAAAGAAATTTAATTTCAATCGTTTTAGAAGTGAAAAAGAATTAAAAGAATATGAAAAATCATTGAAGCAGAAAACAGACCCAAAGTTTTATGATAAAAAAGCAAAACGATACAAAGCAAACTATATAACAGGACTTGAAAATATATTCGGTAAAATGGGTAATAAATTGATTAAAAAAATTAAGTCAATGGATACAGACGAATTCATGAACCTATACTATACCGAAGATATAGCAAACATAAATTTCATGTATGAATTCATGGACGTAATGGCAAAATTAAGTGAACTTGAAATGATTTTCGGAGTATGACAAAGTTAAAACGTTACGTTGCAGACTTTGAAACAACAACACAAGAAAACGATTGCCACGTATGGGCATATGGTACTTGTGAAGTAGGCAACACAGACAACACCACAATAGGGACGCGCATTGATGATTTCATGGAGTGGTGCGCCAAAGAAAACAAAATTGTATATTTCCACAATTTGAAGTTTGACGGCGAATTTATTATACATTGGTTATTCAATCATGGTTTCACTTATTCCAAAGACCCGAAAGAAAAAACGTTCTCAACGGTTGTTTCGTCAATGGGTCAATTCTATATCATTGAAGTTGTGTTCGGTGTTGGTAACAAAAAACTTCAAAAGGTCACATTTTATGACAGTTTAAAAAAGTTGCCTTTCCCTGTTAGAAAAATAGCGCAAGACTTTAATTTACCTATACAGAAACTTGAAATTGATTACAATGAAGAACGAAAAGAAAGTCACGTTCTTACAGAACAAGAAATTGAATACGTGCTTCATGATGTTAAAATTGTAGCAATGGCACTTGAAATACAAATAGCACAAAACCTTACAAAAATAACAAACGGAAGTGACGCACTCAATGACTTCAAAAGAACGATAAGCAAAAAACAATTTGAAATAAACTTCCCAATATTAGACCTTGAAGTTGACGCAGATATAAGACAGGCATATAGAGGTGGTTTCACTTACGTAAACCCACGATATCAAAACATGGATATAAAAGACGGTTTAGTATTTGATGTTAATAGCCTTTACCCGTCAGTAATGTACGACAAGCCTTTACCTTATGGAATGCCTTTATACTTCGCGGGTCAATATGAACATGATGAAATGTACCCTTTATATATTCAAAATCTTACTTGTGAATTTAAGGTCAAGAAAGGGTATATTCCTACGATACAGTTAAAAAACAACCTTTCATTCTTGCCGAACCAATACATTGAAGAAAGCAAAGAACCTGTCAATCTAGTGTTGACAAGCGTTGACCTTGAATTGTTCCTTGAACATTATGACGTTTGGAACATTGAATATATAAACGGTTGGAAATTTAAACAGTGTCAAGGAATATTCAAACCATACATTGACAAGTGGGGTCAAGTTAAGAAAGAAAATAAAGGAGCAATAAGACAACTTGCTAAATTGATGTTAAATTCATTATATGGAAAGTTTGGAACAAACCCCGACGTAACGGGTAAAATACCGTACCTTGATGAAAACAATATTGTAAAATGGAAGTTAGACGAAAAGACTTATCGTGACCCTATTTATATACCTATGGGTGTGTTCATAACTGCATGGGCTAGACATAAAACAATAAGTACCGCACAATTATGTTATGACCGTTTCATATATGCAGATACAGACAGTTTGCACCTTGTAGGCACAGAGATACCCGAACCAATCGAACACCTTATTGATGATAAAGAACTAGGTTATTGGGCGCATGAGAGCACATTCACACGTGCGCGTTTCTTAAGACAAAAAACATATGTTGAAGAAATCAACGGAAAACTACACGTGACTTGTGCAGGAATGCCCGACGCTATAAAAGAAAAAGTAACTTGGGACACATTCAAAAAAGGTTTTCACTCTTACGGTAAGTTATTGCCTAAAAGGGTTCAAGGTGGTATCATATTAAAAGATACAGAATTTACACTAAAATAAAGGAGCAATATTATGTGTGAAAAGAAATGTGAAAATTGCACTTGCAATGATGAAACAATGACAATCAAGAAAAGTGTTTATAATCACTTAATCAAAACAACAAACATTGTAAGAACTAGAAACCGACAACTTGAAGAAGAAAGCAAGACATGGCGCGATAGACTTGTGAAAACAAAGAAATTGAACCGTAAACAAAAACGCTTCTTGCGTTCTTCAATTCAAGTGGCATTGAACAATGATACATTCAGTAATATGTATTATGATGAAGCAATGGAAATGTTGAGGTGGTTAAAATGAGCCACAGAAAAAAGGCTATATTTTGGTTATGTTTAATACTTCTATGTCTTGCATTTTGGAATTGCATTATTAAGTTTATTATGCTATAATATAGAAGTAGGGAACAGATAATCATATAATATCTGTCACAGGGTCGCACACCGTAAAAAGTGCCTGTGAGATATTGGGGTTTGCAACCTGTTATATGTATGTTTGCAATCTCTACAATTCCAAAGGGCGGTCACGATTGCTTACAAGCATTAAAGTATGAACAGCCCACTTATATTTCTAACCCCGTCCCGATACCTACCCAATGTAACGTTGAAGTCGTGAACCGAACGGAACACAACACAATGTTCATCAATGAAGCACGAAAGTGTTGTACAGTTATGTAGCACTTGAAACGTGATTGAATTGAATGGGGAAAAATGGTGTCGGGGCGCTATATC